GAAGAACATTGCCGCTAGGACGATGAGTTTATGTGGAGCAGGTCAAGTTCTTCTAACTAAAGAAGCAGTTTCTGTAGTTAAAAATCGAACTAATATGCATACCCCTAAAAATACAAGATATGCTTGTGTCGGACTGTATCGTTTCAAGGGAGTTGCTAAGCCTCAAGAAATTTATGCAGTAGGAGAGACAATCGAATCTCTACAACCTCCTAAAGGATCCGATAAAGTCAAAAGACTAGGAGGTCCAAAACATATACAAAAGATGGCAAGAGATCGGGAGTTGTATGATTGGGTTAAATACTTCTTTTGGAGAATTGGTTTCTTTAGTATTTTGGGTTGGCTTTATATCCTCTCCCCTGTTCTTTTTGATCATAAATCAAGGCTCATTTATAACTTACCCTCTTATATTCCCATTTGGGATGACTTTTTATTTCTCTTATTCGATGCTATTTCTAGCATCAAGAAATTATTTAATTAAAAATGACAAAGCAAACTAATAAGCAATTCACTCAAAGCGAAAAAGCGAAAAGAGGTTGGTGGGCATCGGTAGTTTTTATGCTCTTGATCATAGGTTTGATATGGTTCTTAGCGAAGCATGAAATAGTAGAGAAGAACAGAGATATTCTAATTGGGATAATCGGTATGCTCACAGGGTCGATTTCTTCTATGTTAGCCATAGCAAGTGGGAGAGATCCTTCTGAAGTGGAAGAGTTGAAAGATAAATTATCTTCTGCTAATGGAGACAGAGAAGCACTCATAGCACGTCTTAGGGATGCTCAAATACAGATGCAACTACTAAGACAACAAATCTTTGAGTTGCAGAATGCAGTAATTGATAAACTCTCTATTTTTAAGGGACAGGAAGTAATCTTCACAAAAACAGAGGATCAAGTTAAACTTAAAGGTGAAGTTGAAAGGTGGATTACCCCTAAAAATAATGAAGATGGTGATGATGAAAAGATCGACATTTCTTTTGAGAAAGATTAAGTATAATTTGACGCTTATCTTTATCTAAAGGAAATGGAATGTTTGAAGACAAAAAAGTAGACATCTATGATGATGGAATCGGTGGGGTTTCTCTTATTCAATATATGGGAGATGACTTGACGATTGTCAACAGTGCTAGGGCATCTCTAGGAGAGTTCTCTACAGAGATGGGAGAAAGAGAAAAGAGACTATCTAATTTCTTGATTAGAGAAGGTCATACCTCTACTACAGAACATAATGTACTTACTTTTTGGATTAAAGTACCTCTGTATGTAGCAAGACAACAAATGAGACATAGAACTTTTTCATATAATGAGATTTCGAGAAGATACACCTCAGAGAAAATCGAGTTCTTCTCCCCCTCTGAGATGCGTATGCAAGACACTAAGAACCGCCAAGCCTCTCTTGATGAGACTTTTAACCCGATTGTAGGTGAGGGTGTGGGTTGTGTAAAAGCAATCAAAGACCATACGTTAAAGAGCGTAAGCCTATATGAAGAAATGATTGAAAAAGGTGTAGCAAGAGAACAGGCTAGGATGATCCTCCCACAGAACCTATACACCACATATTGGGCTACAGGTTCACTCCATAATTGGATGAATTCTTTTGTAGCAAAAAGAGATCATATTGATGCTCAATGGGAAATTAAATTACTTGCTCAAGAAATCTCTAGAAAAATTAGAGAGGTTTTTCCATTGGCTCACGCTAACTTTGTAAAACACGGGAAGATTTTAGATCCCGATAGGGAGAAATAGTATGGGAGAATATGAAAAAGTAGACCATCCCGATCATTATCAGTCGGATAAGGTTGAGGCTATAGATTTAATTTCTTCATTCAATTTAAACTTTGCAATGGGAAATGCTCTGAAATATATTTTAAGAGCAGGTAAGAAACCCTCTTCTTCTAAAATTGAAGATATTCAAAAAGCCATTTGGTATCTTCAATATGAAATTGGTGAGAGGAATTTTATTATCCACAGAAATGACATTACTCTAAAGATAAAAGAGAATGAAGAAATTAAAGAATTATTCCCCCCCGAAGTCGGGAGTGATTGAAAACCGATTTTTTTAATGTAGTTATTTAACTCTATTAACTACATTAAAAAAATCGAATAAGGGTATCCCTTAGAGAAAAACTATTTTAATCGTTAAATATAGAGGCGCTATTCTTCTTGAGATCTCAGACGAAAGGACTTCAATTATGAGATTGATTTTAGATACAAGCGTTCTCATCCATGACCCTTACTCCATCCATAAATTCAATGGGCATAAAATTCTCATTCCAATTTATGTGGTGATGGAACTAGATGTCCTAAAAGACAGTTCAAAAAGAGAAAAATCTAATGTTTCTCATCTTGCAAGAAGAGCCTCATTTAACATTCTTAAAATGATGAATGAACAACCCGAAAGACTAGAAATAGTCTCTTGTGAGGATAGTCTTTCTATTCAAACTTTAGACCAAGCCCATGAGATAAGATATGTCGATCTTCTCATTCTTAAAACTGCAATATCAGAACTAGAGAAATCAGATGAGCCTCTTAAACTACTCTCTAAAGATGTAAATCTCAGAATCATCTCCCAAGCATCGGGGATCACTTCTGAGGATTATGTGGATGACGAGGTGGGTCGGACTTATACAGGAATCAGAGAAGTAGAAATCTCTGATATTATGAAATCAAACCTTCATAAGTCTTATTGGGAGGGGTTGGTACGTCTTACAGAAGATGAATGTGATGCTCTAAAATGTACAGAGAATGAGTATATTTACTACACCGATTCAAATGGTAAGACTCACTTATTTCAGTTTCTCAATGACAGTCTCAGAGTAATTGAGAAAATAAGGACAGATAAAGTTAAACCTAGAAATGTAGAGCAAAGAGCGAGTCTTGATCTTCTTTTAGATGAGGATGTTCAACTTGTTGCCCTATTAGGGAAAGCAGGGACAGGGAAGACATTTCTTGCTCTTGCAAGTGCGCTTAAGCAATCTAATCTTTACCATAAAATCCTCTTGAGCAAGCCTGTAGTTGATGTGGGTAAGGGGATTGGATTTTTGCCGGGTTCTATGAGTGAGAAATTAGAACCTTGGATGCAATCCTTTTTTGATAATCTCGATCAAATTGAACCTACTTGGGATATGGTTGAAGATCAAGATACTCTACTTGAAAAGATGAATATCGAAATACAACCCATACACTCGATTAGAGGTCGTTCTTTAAAGAATGCGTTTATGATTATAGATGAGGCTCAAAACCTCACTAAACATGAAATTAAAAGCATTATAACGCGTGCAGGTGAGGGTACTAAGGTTGTACTTCTAGGAGATCCACATCAAATAGATCATCCATATCTAAATGAAAGAGATAATGGGTTAGTCTATGTAATAGATAAAATGAAAGGTGAGGAAATCTTTGGATGTGTAGGTCTTCATAAATCCGAAAGATCCACATTATCTGATATATGTGCAGATCTCCTCTAGCCTCTTAAGAACTGAGCAATCCCATCTTTGTGACGTTCGGAATCAATTACTTGAGTACGTCTTGTTTTCGGATCATAAAGTCTAAACATAATTGTAGGTGCTTTATTTCGATTCGGGAGAATCCCCTCAATGTAAACATATACAGGCGATCCCGTTTCTTTATAAAAGCCTTGAGAAATTAGGTGTTTTAGATTGGGTTTATTTAGTTCTAAAGAGGAGTAGTCTCCATTCCCCTTGCCCTCTGCATGGATCCCTAGTTTATTGAGGGTAGATAAAAAATAATTGACTGTCGCATTGATTTGCGAGGGCAGTTTAGATGATTGTCTTTCAAGTCGAGCAACTCGTTGCTCAAGGTCTGTAATGATTTCAGATGCTAGTTTTCTCATTTTAATTTCTCCTTCTTATGTTCAATATTAAGATGCATATAGAAGAACTATAGGGTTTTCAAAAAACCGATTTTTTTAATGTAGTTGTTTAATTCCATTAACTACATTAAAAAAATCGAATAAGGATTAGGTCTAGGGAAAAACTATTTTTACTCTCCCTAATCCTCCCCTCCTTTATCTTCTTCTTCTTTGTACTTATCCATCATCTTCATCACAAAATGAGCCATGTCCACCTTCTCTTTCACTCTTTCCATTCTTTCTAGAGGGTTCTCAAGATTAAGATCTTTTGACTTTACTAAGTCAAACTTTCTCCCCATATTGTCAGTGAGAATCCAATCATCCCATTGAACGGAACAGTCCTCTTCTTCCCCGTGAACCTTCATAAAGCCCACATCCACCGCATTGATTACCTTGTATGTCTTTACATACAGTTTATCCTCTCCTGCAGTCATCACCTCCTCTGTGATGATGATAGGCTTCTTTGAACTTGAAGAAAACGGGAGTGTGATTTCTTTTTGAGATTGAATGGTGATTGACACACACACAAAACCTCCTTTAACAATGTCAAAACTAACATTTCCTTCTATCATGTTCTCACCACTCCATGCAGTGAGAGTCGATGATTCATTTCCAAAGATCATAATTATCCTTTCTTTATTGTTTTTTCTATTTCAGATAAACTCATTCCACCTCGATAAAGACTCATTGCTCTATCGTAGTTAGAGATTTTTAGTTCTAGTTCTCCTTCTCCGTTAGAGAAGAGGAAAGGAGAGAATGTGGTTGTTGTAGGAGATTGGTTTATAGAGATGACATGGATTCCATCTCTATTTTTTAGCACACCATCTTTTTCTGATTGGATGCGCCACCCATCGCTCCTCCCTGTTAAGTAGTTGATTGTATTTTCCAAAGTATTATCCTTGGATTTCTGAGAGACGGACTCCCATTGAGAATTTTACC